AGATAACTGAATATAATAAAAAATATTATAAAGAACATAAAGATACTATAAAAGAACAGGTTGATAAGTGGGCTAAGGAACATCCTGAGAGAAGGAGAGAAGCGGCTAGAAAAGCGTATCGTAGAAAAATAGCAAACATGACAGCAGAAGAACTAGAGGTATACAGACAAAGACATAAAGAAGCAGCACGAAGAAGTTATTTAAAGAGAAAGGAGAAAAAATGCTAATAGGATCATATGACATAACTTTCTGCCACATTAAAGAATGTAAAAGAGAAGAGTGCCGTAGACACTATGTACATACCTTGGATATCCCAAGAGAAGTACCAGTTTATATGTTTGCAGAAGACCCTAGAGGTGGCAAAGACGAAAAAGATTGTCCGTACTATTGGAAATGGTACAAAAAAGAGGTGGAAGATGAAGACAAATAAAAAGAAAATAGATATGTGCTCAAAATGTAAAACGGAAGCACTAAAAAGCGAATTGATAGCGATTGTTAAGAGAATTGAAACAGACGGAAAAATAATAACTAGATTATGCGAAGACTGTTATTATGAGATGCTAGGCTTTATAGATGCAGAAGATGTAGAAGTATAGGAGGCATTATATGAACGCTATGTTGTTCGTAATACCATGTGCAATTCTTTGGTATGGATTTATAGTACATATTTTATTAAGAGCAAAAAGATATGCTGATGGCAAAAAACCTTCAAAAACACTTGAAAAAGGTTTCAAAAAGAATATATAATTACATTAACTTTTCTAATTGAAAGGTGGAATGTATAATGACGACTGATAGTGTTAAAGAAGAGCTACAATCGTATAAATATGATTGCAAGTTAATAGAGAGTATCGAGGAACAGGTCGCTTTTTATGAAGCGAAGCTGACATCTTGCACGTCACAGATAAGTGACACACCAAGAGGTGGATCGCCAGTGCATGACAAGATAGCAGAATATATTGTTAAGTTAGATGAACTTAAAACAGAGAAATATACACGCCTGATAGAACTCGAAGCTAAAATACACGAAGTTGAGAAGATAGTACATCAACTCAAACAACCCTATAAGTCGTTGTTATATATAACCTACTTACAAGAATGGCAATTTGAAGACGTAGCAGGCAACTTTAAAACAATAATAGGGCATAAACTATATGAGACAGCTTATATCCTGGGATATGAAAAGAAACACGCATCAGTGCTACACCAGGTAGCTCTAAGAGAATATCTGAAAATTAAAAAAAGATTGACAAATAAAGTATATTAATATATTATTATGGTGTCATTTGGTGGATTCTTAGAAGGTGTACATCCTCTTATAAAACGCATCTTCTAAGTACCTTTTTGTTCCGCTAAATGATAACTACCTGCCACATGGCTATTATTTTCTGTGTTTTTAAGGTTTTTTCAGAATGCTTACTCGTGCTTGAGTAAGTATTTTTTTATAATCACGACAAAAAAGGTTGAAAAAGACTTAATATTCTGATATAAGTATAATAGCAGTTAATTAAAAATACTCCTTCAAGATATATAAAATATTTCTTTTACAAGACCGTCAAATTACTTGGCGGTTTTTTTATTTATAAGAGGTGATAGCATGAAAATAATTAGCTTCCCAAAAGCAATATATAAAGGTAACAGCGTAAACGGAACATTTAGTATAGAAAAAGACGGCAAACAATACACATTCCGTGAAGACGATTCATTAATAGTTGGTATTAAGTCGTATATCGGAGCGACAGAATACATTTTAAATAAAGTATTAGAGACACAAGCTGGAGAAACGTCAGTCTCAATTATATTAGACCCTGACGATACAAAGAATCTTCCGATACAAAAAGCAGTATTAGAGCTAACACTAGTAAATGAAGCAGCACAACTAATTAAAACTGTATACCAAGAAGATATAGAAATTAAGGGAGTGGTAAATGATGAATAGTTTTAAAGGTTATTTTTCAGATACCGCTTGTGTTAAAGGGAAAATAGATGTAGATGTCATAGAGATACACCCTGAATATGAAAGCCTAGAGGTTATGCCTTCAACAGAAACACAGACAATGTTAGGCTCATTCGATAGAGTAACAGTAGCAGGCGATGAAAACCTAAAAGCTGAAAACATAAGTAAAGGTACTTCTATATTTGGTGTTGAAGGCACAGCTAATACAACAAGTCTTAAAATAACAGATGCATGTTATTTATTTCAAAGTGGTGCTAGATTAGATTATATGAATGAATTGTTAGGTTTATGTGAAAACATTAAAAGTACGGAACGCATGTTTTACTATTGTAATAAATTAACAAGCCTCAATTTGAATCTAGACACAAGCAATGTTACAACTATGACTCATATGTTCTATAATTGTCAAAGCCTAGAAAGTTTAGTTGTAAGTAGTTTTGATACAAGTAATGTAACGAGCATGTATAATACATTTGCTTCTTGTAGAAAGCTAGTAGATTTAGATTTGAGTAATTTTGATATGGGAAAGGTACTAAATGCAACTAATGTATTAAATGATATGCAAGCTCTTACTAATTTAAAAAGTTTTAAAAATCTTGGTAAAGCATATACATCAAAAACACAAAATTATACTCAATATAAATTAGATTTGTCAAAAAGCACTAATCTAACACATGAAAGCTTAATGGATGTTATTAATAATTTATATGACTTAAATTTAACATATGATGTAGCTAATGGCGGTACATTATATAGACAGTCACTAGTATTAGGAAGCACTAATCTAGCAAAACTAACAGCAGAAGAAATAGCAATAGCAACAAATAAAGGATGGAATGTTACATAGAGGTGATAATATGGCATTAACAATTACAGTAATAGCATTAATAGGTGCAATATGTTTATTTATACTAGCAGAGAATAAAGAGGAAGTATGGAACGAGATATTATTTGAAGATGACGAAGACGACAAGAAGTCAAACTTGTATAAAAATAGGAAGTGATAATATGGCAAGACCAAGAAAATATAAAAAAGTAGAAGATATGGAAGAAGCTATAGATAAATACTTTAGAGAATGTGATGAGAAGAAAGAACCATACACTATGAGTGGACTAGCAATAGCATTAGATTTTGATAGTAGAAGAAGCTTAATTAACTATTGCAATTATGAGGATGAAGAAGAGAAAGCATTTTTGCCCGCTATAAAAAGAGCTAGAGCGAAATGTGAGGCTGATATAGAGCGTGGTTTGCTATCAGGGAAGTATAATCCTACTGGTGCAATATTCAATTTAAAGAACAACTACGACTGGAAAGACAAACAAGAGATTGAAGCTGATGTTAATAGCTCAATAGAGATAAATATAGAATTGACTGATGACGAATGAATGTAAATATAAAAGTGTCAAAAAAGGTCTTTAACGATGTATACCTGCCGTACCTAAACAATACGGACAGGTATTTGTTGTTTTATGGCGGTGGATCATCAGGCAAGAGTTACTTCATAGCACAGAGATATATATATAAGCTGATACATCCTAATAGATGCAACCTACTTGTAGTGAGACAAACAGGAGACACTAACCGTAAGTCGACATTCCCGCTGCTAAAACAAGTAATAAGCAACTGGAATCTATCTAAGTACTTCAAAGTAAATGAGTCAGACATGCGTATCAAGTGCTTACTTACAGGTAATGAGGTAGCATTTGCAGGGCTAGACGACGTAGAGAAGATTAAGTCTATTACATTCGAGAGTGGAGAATTAACGGACATATGGGTAGAGGAAGCTACAGAGTGCCAGGAAGCGGATATAAACCAATTAAAGGTTCGTTTGCGTGGTGGTAAGAGTAAGAAACAAATAGTACTAAGCTTCAACCCTATCAATATACAGCACTGGATTAAGAGACATTTCATAGATAGCGGACTAGCTACAGTATGTTTCAGCACATATAAAGATAACAAGTTCTTAACTGATGACGATAGAAAGGCATTAGAGGACTTACAATATACAGATGAATACACATACGAGGTATATTGCTTAGGACACTGGGGTATCGTTGGCAAGACAGTGTTCGATGCGAAAGCCTTAACTAAACGATTAGATACAATACCTAACCCAATAAAGGTTGGGTATTTTATTTATGATTATGACGGCTTGAAGATAACCAACATCAAATGGGTAAACGATAAGAACGGCTACATTAGGATATACCAAGTGCCTAATGTACCTAAGATAACTAAGTACTGTATAGGCGGAGATACAGCAGGTGAAGGCTCAGACTTCTTTACAGGTCATGTACTAGATGCAAGCACAGGCGAGCAGGTAGCAACATTAAAACATCAGTTTGATCCTGACCAATATGTAAAGCAGATGTATTGCTTAGGAGTATATTATGGCAATGCACTAATAGGTATAGAGGCTAACTTTGATAGCTTCCCTATAATGGAGCTGCAAAGACTAGGCTACAACAACCAATATGTGCGTGAATCAATAGATACATACACTGGTAGAACAGAAAAGAGATTCGGCTTCAAGACAACAATGCTAACAAGACCAACAATCATATCTAAGCTAATACAGATAGTCAGAGACGAGACAAACAAGCTAAATGACAAAGATACACTAGAGGAGCTATTAACTATCATTAGAAACGAAAAAGGGCGTATAGAAGCACCTGAGGGCGGACACGACGACCAAATGATGGGCTTAGCGATAGCGTATCATATCATGGAACAAGTAATATTCGATAATGAACCAATCATAGTAGCACCACAATACCGCTTCAACATAGAAGGACAGAACGAGGTACATTATGATTACGGTGAATCAATACAGGTAGTATAGGAGGTAATATGGAATTTGAAATAAACAACTCTACATGGACTATAAGAAATGTAGACGAAGCAACGATTAATAATACAATGAAAAACGATTATACATTAGGACTAACAGACTATACCACACAAGAAGTACTACTACGAGAAGACCAACGAAACATAGTAAAGACATTGAAACATGAGCTAATGCATGTATGGATGTATGAGTATGGACACCCACAAAACAATGAGACAACTTATACGTTTGAGGATGTATGCGAGCTAGTAGCAAGCAGCAATGATTTTATAAACGAAATCGTTAAGTATTATAAAGGTTTTAAGAAGTGAGGTGTAACATGGTTGAATTTATATTAGAAATAGGGCAAACAGTAGTATGTATTCTATGCCTTCTAATTGGCGTGAGAATAGGTCAAAAAACGTCGAAAGGTGAAGACATAGTAATTCCTACACCTAATAAGATAATAACGGAAATTAGGGAAAATAGAGAGCGTAAAGCAGAAGAAGAAATGAATGCTAGGATACTAGAGAATATAAACAATTACAATGGAACGGCACTAGGACAAAAAGATTTATAAGTGAGGTGATATAGTGGATTTAGAAGAAATCAAACAAACCGATATATTTAACCTATATGACAAGAGTGTATCGTACATGCGTATGATGAACATGTATAGTGATACAGACTTGAACTACAGGATGTACAACGGTGACCAATGGGCTGGGCTAAAGGTTAAAGGAGTAGAACCAGTACAATACAACTTCATCAAACCTATAGTTAAGTACAAGGTAGGTACAATCAATTCTAATCTATGGGCGATCAATTACTCTAGTGATAACTTCGAGAACAAAGAGTTTAGGAAGTATGCAGGTAGAGTATGCGAGCTGCTAAACAAGAGAGCAGGGCGTATATGGGAGAAAGACAAGCTAGACAAGAAAGTAAGGTACTTATCTAAAGATGCAGCTATTAACGATGAAGGTGTAATGTATGCTTACTGGGATGATGAAAGAGAGCTACCAGCTAACGAAGTACTAAATAAAATAGACGTATGCTATGGCAATGAGAACAGCGACGATATACAAACACAACCATACATCCTTATTAAGAAGAGGATGCCAGTATCAGCGTGTATTGAGTATGCAAGAGCTAACGGAGTAAGTGAGAACAAGCTAGACCTAATCAGAAGCGACACAGCAAGCAATGAGCAAGCTGGTGAGGATTCTAAGTATGAGCTAGATACAATGTGTACTCTAGTAACAAAGATGTACAAGAAAGACGGTACAGTACACTACGCACAAGCCACAAGGTTTGTAGACATCAAGGAAGATACAGATACAGGGTACAAGTACTATCCTTTAGCTCATTTCACATGGGAAGAGAGAAAAGGCTCAGCAAGAGGTGAGGGAGAAGTAAGACATCTAATCCCTAACCAAATAGAGACTAATAAGACAGCAATGAGAAGAGCGTTAGCAGTAAAGAATACAGCATACCCACAAAAGGTAGCTAACGTAGAGAAGATAGCTAATCCAAGTGCATTAGACCAAGTAGGCGGTATCATTAAGACAAAAGGCGGTATGTCAGTAGACGATGTATCAAAGATATTCGCAAACATCCCACCAAGCCAAATGTCAGCCGACGTTAAAGCATTACAAGAGGAATTGATCCAATCTACA